GGCCAGAAATTCAGGAACTCATCGGCGATCGCCTTGAGACTGCCGATCGTCACTTGGCCGAACCCCACGAACGCTTGCGCCAGCCGACCGATGTCCTTGGCGTTGGTGTCCACCCACTGCTGGGCGTTCAGGAGCGCCTCGGTCAGTCGCTCGACGCCGCTCGTCATGTCGTCGGTGCCGAGCAGGGCCGTGCCGATCGCTTCCTTGAACTCGCCCCACTGGTTGGTGAGCTGCAGGACGCGCCCCGAGAAGGTCCGGGCCTCGCGCTCCGCGAATCCGCCCACCGTCGCTTGGAGATTCCCGAGGACCGTGGTCGCGTCTTTGCCGGCGATCCCCAGCCGGTTGAGGGCCGTCACGTTGCCGTTCATGGCCTTCGCGACCGCCACGCTCGCGGTTTCGAGGTCGATCTGCTTGAACGCGGCAAAGTCGGCCACCAGGCCGAGGTTCTTCATGGCCGCCCCGGCGTTGCCGGTGATGGCCACCATGTTGGTCAGCGCGGCGCGGAGGTTGTCATCCGTGTAGGTGGTGAGTCGGCGTACCCCCTCGACGGCGGTTTCGAGCGCCGGACGCATGGCCGTGAAATTGCCGCCGGCGTTCTCGACCGCGACCCCCAGCCGGGCAATACCCTTCTCGGCTGCCGCCGCCTCCGTAAACGCATCCTTGAAGAACTTCCCGATCACGTAGCCGCTGACGAGCCCCGTGATCGCCTTCGCGAGCGTACTGATCTTCGAGGCGTACCCCGTCACCCCGGCTTCGGCCTGTTTGAGCACGGCCGTGGCCTGGTCCTTGGCCTGCAGGATGACTTCGAGAATCCGACTCGCCACCTCAGCCTCCGAATGCGTCCCGGTGATCCGCCTGCCACGCCTGCCGCGCCTTGGTCGGCTCCCCCTCCACGAGGGCCTGACCCTGCGCCTGGTTCAGTCGGTCCCAGGCCCGCCCCGCGGGAATCGCCCGGAACCAGACCCAGAACTCCCGCCACGGCACGATCCCGTCCGCCGTCCCCCACAACCCCGGGTTGTGGTACCACCCCACCCCGTACCAGCGCACCGCATGACAGACCGCAAGAGCCGGCGTCAGGCCGCGGCCCCGTCCTCCGTCATCGGGGGCAGTATTGGCGCGGATGAGGGCGGCGAGGGCGGGGTTGTCCTCGTCGTCCCCCCGGTCAGGGTCCGCACCAGGTATCCGAAAAAATCTGTCAGGACCGCCTGCTGGGCCGCCGTGTCCAAGGCCAACACGAGCCGCACCGGATCTGGCGACCAGAGATAGGCCCAGCGAGCGGGGAAGGCAGCCCGTAGCAGCACGGTCACGGCCCGGACATACGCCCTCGCGTCCGTGCCGGCCGCCGCAATGGCCTGCTGGAACGTCAGCACCTGCTGCACGCTGACCGGACGGGCGGGATAGGTCCGCCCGCCGATCGTCAGGCTCCACGCCTCCCGGGCTGCGACAAAGGCGTCGGCGTCAAAGGCCACGAGTCACCGTCCCGGTCCAGTCGGCCCAGGTCCACCCGCCGCACACGGTGGACATCAGTCGAAGACGATCGTGAAGTCGTCCGCGGCGACCGGCGTCGAGGTGTAGGGCCGGATCGTGAGCTCCCAGCACGCAATCCCGTTGACCACCTGCGGCGCGATCCCGACCACCTGCGCCTGTACCGAGGTCAGCTTCCAGCGGAAGTACTGCGCGGTCCCGAACTGGATCGTGAACGCCAGGTTCTGCCCGGTGGACTCGAGGTTGTACGGATCGAAGGCCGTGGAGCTGGTGAACGGCGTCCCGACTAGCGCGGTCGCCTCGAGGACGATCTTCACCTCCGGCGTCCGGCCCCGGGGGACAAACCCGAGATGACCCGCTGAGCCAGACAACACCGACCGCGGGAGGATTTCCCGCCCCAGCGCGAACGAGCCCGAGAGGACCACGGCATTGGTGGTCAGGCTGCCCAGCGTCAGGCTGACGTTCTGGGCCAGTGGCGCCTGGATGCTGGTGAGCGGATAGGTGATGGTCGGCGTGGCCACATCCGTGACGGCGCTGTTCAGGAGACCCGAGAGCGCAAACTTGTGCATCGGCGGCCCCTGGTTCGGGAAGTCGAACGACCAGTCCGCAATCATCCCGACACACGGGAACTTCTCGGCCCGCCCGTAGAGTTCGGTCGAGAGCGAGGTGTACCCCGTCCCGGGGCCGGTCGGCGTGTAGGTCCACTTCTCCGCCGCGGAGGTGGTCACGCTCGCCGCATCGAACCCCGACGCCTTGAGGAGCCGGTGAATCGAGGGGAACACGCTGGCGCTGTAGGCGACCCCGGCGCCCTTCGCCCGAGTCATCGCCTCGAAGGTGATACTCTGGCCCGCCTTGGCGGCCCGCAGGACGGTACCGAGATTGCCGACGCTCGGTCCCAGGTCTCCGTCAAACGCGTAGCCGATCGCCGCCCACGGGTAGTCGCGGTTCTCGTACTGGAGCTGGATGCCGTCGGCGGTGGTGGTCATCGCGATGGCCGTGCCATACGTGGCCTCCTCTTTGCCGAGGAAACCCATGATCTGAACTAGTTTCGCCGGTGCCGGCATGTCGCCCTCCTGGGCCTAGATTCCAAAATCCCGTGCCGTGACGGGCACCGTGAGCGTGCCTACCACGAGCGTATCGTCTACCCGTTCGAACCACGGATCGAACCGCACCGGGTCGATCCCAATCAACGCCACCGAGTTGCGGAGCCGCGCGGCGGCATTGCCATCGGTCCGCCGCAGTTTCCGGAGCGACCAGGCCGCGGCCCGGAGGGTATAGTTTCCGTCCCGCTTGGCTTTCCAGGCGTCCACGTTCTTGGCGGCGTACTGCACCACGATCTCCGCCGCCAGGTAGCCATCATCGGTGACCTGCTCCGTCAGGTGCGTGAGCCCTTGCAGGGCCACGGTGATCGCCGGCAACTCGGCCGCCCCCTCTGGTACCCGGCCCCGCGCCGGGCGGTTATCGCGCGTCTCGTCGTACACCAGCACGTTCACCGGCTGGGGATCTCCCCCGTCCCGTGGGACCAGCGCGAGCTGTGCGTTCACCCCGTTCGTCCCGTCCTCGAGCCAGTCCGCCACGATCCGCACCAGCTCGTTCATGCGGCCACCAGGACGCGCCAGACAATCCCGTCCGCCTGCCGCTGGATGTCCACCACCCGGTAGTCCGTCAGGTCCTGATCCGACGCCAGGGTCCCGATGGACACGGTACTCTCGCGGGCCAACACCGGGACGTCCTCACCAACCAGCAGGAGCGCCCGGGTTCGCACGACGGCCGTTGAGCCATCCCCAACCTCGATCAGGTTGTCCTCGTCGTCGAGCAGCCCACGGGTGACCACGGTCCCAGCCTGAACCCGAACCGAGCCGAAGCCGGTCACCAGCACCCGGGCATCCGCCGCGATCGTCACCGACGCATCCTCCGCACCGGCTCCCGCGCCTGCATCGCGACCGGCGCCTCGTCCACGACCGGCGGCAGTGCAGGCAGGGGGAGGATCACCCGCACCGCTTTGCCGGCCGCGACGAGCGCCTGGGCGTCCTGCGGCGTGAGCACCAGGATCTCCCCCGGCGCCACGCCCCGCCCGCCATGCCAGACCCCGCGGACCACCCGCACCGTCACCGATGCGGGGGCCGCTGAGGGGTTCACACCACGCTGCGCCTGCATTAGGTCGTCAGCGCGTCCTTCATGGCCGAGAAGCTGGCCGGATGCCGGACCGCGAAGTCCAGGAACATCCAGGCCGACACCTCGATCATCGCCTGCTTCTTCAGCCGATACGGGTCGGTGATCAGCTCGATCGCCCCGAACTCGCCCATGATCAGCTCCCGCCAGTTGCCGAAGATGATCGCCGAGCAGACCGTGGTGCTGGTCCCCTTGGTGAGGTTCGAGGCCACCTGGTTGCTGACCCGCGCCGGGTAGCCCAGTATCTCGCCGTCGAGGCCACCCTTCCAGATGTAGGTGGCGCCGGTGGTGGTGTTCTCCAGCGTCTGCCGGAGCTTCCCGCGCACCTTCGCGTTCGAGAGGAACCCGAGGTTCCCCTGGGCGGCATTCGCCACCGCCACGTCGGTCTCGAGTTCGACGATATTGCCGTAGACCGGCGCGGCCCCGTTGGTGCCGCCCGCCACGTCGCCGATATTGCTGGTGGCGAGGATGCCGGTCGGCTGGTTGGACGCGCCGGACCCGTGGATGCCGGCCAGGTCCGCCGTCAGGGCCAGCACGGTCGCCAGGTCGTCCCGGATGAACGCCTCGGCATCATAGGAGCCGGAGAGCGCCGAGAAGAGCAGCTGACGGGAGAACGACGTGGACGCCCCGAGCGACTTGAACGCCAGCGTGACCGCGTCGAGCGTCAGGTTGCTGTCCGTGATGTCCGAGCCGGGGTTCTCCGCCGACCAGTAGCCGGTCGCCGCCGCGGACTGGCGCGGGAAGCTGACCGGGCCGGTGAGGCCCGACAGCGTCCGAATGCCCATCTTCGGCAGGCACATCGCGTTCCGGAGGAGCTCGATGAACTCCCCAGCCTGCGTGAACTTGAGCTTGTCGCCGCCGGCCGTGGTGCCGGTGTCGATCCCGGCACGGGTCAGCGTCGGGATCAGCATCCCGCCCCGGTACCCGACTTCCTTGGGCAGCGACTTCCGGATGTCCTCGGACACCTCCCGCTCGAAGCTGGCGTCCACCTTGTGGGCCATCTCCGGGTCCGCCGAGGCGATCGCCCGGGCGAAGCTGTACTGCTTCCGCTCCCGCGCGGTGAACTCCACCCGGGCCTTCGGCACCTGGGCGTCGATGTCCCGCTTGTGGATCTCGTCCAGGAGGGCCCGGCCGACCTGCTCCCGGGTCGCCCCACTCCGCACGAAATCGTTCGCCCGCTCGGCGAACCCGTGCTGCTGGCACATGCTCATGATGTCCGCGACCTCGGCATTCCGCTGGGCCACGGCGTCGGTCCCCGTGTTCGGGGTGACAACTGGTTCCGCCATGTGTTCCTCCGTTGCCCCGGATGCCGGGGACGTTTCCAGGGATCGGATCACGACGGGAGTAGACGCCTGGTCGTCCGCCCGTCCTTTGCCCACAGTGGCATCCGCCGGTACCGCGACCAGGGAGACCTCGAGGGGCTCCCAGCGGGTGGCCTTGAACACCGGCACCCCGTCGCGTTCGGCGATTTTCTCGACTTCGTGAATCCGGTACCCGACGGACACTTCGGTGAGGATGTCGTCCTCGTAATCCTCCGCCGCTTCCTTGCCGCGCACCGACCGACTGAACCGGGGCAGCCCGCGGACGACACGGTCACTGTCTACCCGCAGCCCGTTGACCTTACCGATCACCTGCCGGGTGTCATGCTCCCGGAGCAGGGAGAGCCCCTTCGCCGCCCGGGCCATGTCCACGGCGCCCGGGCTGTGATCCAGCACTTCGACCCAACGGTCGCCCAGCCATCCTTCCCGGATGACCTCGTACTCCGAACTGATCGCGATCTCAGCCGAGGTGCCGGACGAGTCGGACACCCGCACGAGCGGGTGGGTCCGATGTAGCGTCGGCAGGCTGGCCGTCTCCCGTCGTTCCGCCATTGCCTATCTCCTGTCTTGAGGCGCGCTTGACCGCCACGCCGGTAACATCCACGCCCCACTCTGCGGCAATGTCCTGCTCCTCCGACAGTTGCCGCGCCATCGCCTCGAAATCGCGCCCACGCTCCCGCGACAACGCCGTCCGGGTGTTCAAGCCGAGCGCGATCTCCAACTCGGCCGCCTGCACGTCGTTCATCGGATCGACCCACGACCAGCCGCGCCCCTCAAAGCAGGCCGCCGTCCAGTGCCGGACCTCGCCGGTCGGCAGGCTGATCTGGTTCGCCAGATAGGCGAGGGCCAACCAGTCGCGGTAGATCGGGGTCATGACATGACCGGCGAACCACTCTTGAAGGCCGCGCCACACGTCCCGTTCCGCGAGCAGACCCGCCCGAATGGATGAGTAGTTCACGTCAGTGAGGTCTTGCGTCAGCGACGTGTAGGCGACCCCCAGGCCGCCGGCGATCGCCCGCAGCATGGCCTTGTCAAACTCGGTAAACGTGGTGGTCGGGTGCTCTGGCGACAGCATGGCCGCCTTGATCCCGGGTGGGAGGAGCCGCGACACGCCCGGCTCCATCTCAATCTCCACGTCCTCTTGCGCGGCGCCGTCTTCGGGCGCGGCGTACACCTCGGCGTCCTGCTCGAACATGATCGGGTTCGTCGCGGCGGCCCGCGCCGCCACCAGCGAGGCTTCCTCGAACCCGTCGAGCATGTGCAGGCGCACCATGACCGGCGCGAACGCCGGGACGCCCCGGATCTGACCGGGCCGTTGCTGGAGGTAGACGTGGAGGATGTCCGCCGCCGGGAGGCGGACCCGCTGGCGGCCGACACTGCCACTTTCGGACGGGTGGACCTTGAGGAGGTGGTAGGCAACCGGCCGGTGGTCGGCATCGAGCTCCACCCCATACCGGATCTCGTTGTCCGTGTCCGACGGCGCCCGCTGGTACGTCTCGTCGAGCTGGTCCGGGTCCAGCAACTCGAGCGCGAACCCGAACCGATTGCGGGCGCCGCGCCGCCGCCGGATCAGGACCTCGCCGTCCACCAGCCAGTTGGCGACGACGAGCCGCTGGAAATCGGCCGCCGAGAGCCGCCCGTCCAGGCTCCACTGGTTCGGCTCACAGAACTGCCGCCAGGCCGCTTCGATTTGGTCGTTCAAGGGGCGGCGGAGGTTGCCGTTACTGAACGCCAGTTCGGCTTGCAAGGTCATGCCGGTAGGGCCCGCGACGTTGTCTTGAAAGAGTCGGACCGCCGCGGCGGCATGCGGGTTGTTGCGGACCAGGGCCCGCGCCCGGGCCCGGAGCGTCTGGAGGTTCCCCTCAATCGCCTTGTTGGCGCTGAGGAGGGGCGCGATCCAGTCGTCGGTCAGACGGTTGAGCAGGGCGCCGGTGTAGTTGCGGCGGGTCGGCGCCCGCCGGGGCCGCGGCGTCGGCTTCCAGGGCACCAGGCCCCGGATCACGGGCTCACCTCAGTAAACCGCATCTTCACGGCCTGGCCGAGCCCGCCGGGGTTCCGCCTCCGGGCAAGCTTGGCCTCGAACTGGCCCAGCATCTTCCGGAGTTCCGGCAGGTCCTGGTAGACCACCTGCCGGGGCCCGATCATGTAACTAGAGACGGTGCCGCTGGCGAGGGACTGGATCGCCGTCCGGAGGGTGGCGACCATCGTCTCTTCCCAGACCGTCTGATCTCCCGCGGCCGCGGTGGCGAGGTTCGCCTGCACCACGCAGGAGACCACGTCGACCGTGACCACCTGGCCGACCGTAACCCCGGACCCCGTCAGGGTGCAGGCCACCGTGTAGGTGCCTGCCGGGAGGTCGGCCGTGGCGGTGGCTGGGATCGTGACGCGCCAGCCGGTACCCTGGGTCGCCACCCAGGTGGGAGACCACGGAATCGTCTCCGCGCCCCGGACATGCACCGCCGGCACCCACCCGTCCGTGTTCGGGTAGCCCCCGTAGGTTAGATCAAAGAGCCACGAGTCCCCGGCGTGCGCCCGAATGGGCAGACCGGTCGGAATAGTTGCCGCCATGATCCGATGGTATGGACACAGGCGTCAAGCATCAAACCGACTTGTTAGGAATCCGTATCACTCAGGCGGCGCGGGGCTCCCGGACCGTGGAGGCGAGGGCGTACATCCGGCCCGCGCCGTCGTTCGCGCCCCGGAGCAGATAGCCGTGGGCGACGAGCGCGCGGAGGGCCCGGCAGGCGTCCGGGTAGTGCATCCCCGTCTGTCGGGCCAGGACGCGGACCTTGAGGGGTCGGTATTCGAGGAAGGTCAGCTCCTCCAGCGCCACCCCGTAGGCAATCAGGTCCCGCCGGACCAGCCGACGATCGGTGAAGGCGCGGAGGGCGGGGGCGGGGATCACCAGGGCTTGAGCCAGGTTCGCTTGGGTGGGTGCGGTCGTTTCACGGGAAACGTGCGGGGTGTCTTGGGGATGGCGGACCCCTCTGCCAGTTCCTGTTCCCTGTCCGGCGACTCTGACGCATCCGCCGCCGTCGTAGGTGGGGTCGGTGGGATGGTTCGCCGTGACGCGGCGATCTGGCCGAGCTTGGTCCGCGCGACGGGGGCCAGGTAGAGGGCCGCCAGCACGTACACGAGGCAGTCCAGCGCCTCGTTCCGGGCGCCGCGCGGCAGGACGTACCGCCGACGCCACCGCCCGTTGATCTGGACGCGCTCCAGCCGCTCCGCCGTGACCTGGACGTACCACTCCGCGTCCAGGTCAGCCGGGGTGTGGAGGTAGCCCGGGCCCGGCACGGCCAGTTTCAGCCGACCGTAGATCAGGTCTTTCGCCGTGTCGGTGCCGAGGAGGTAGAGCGGCACCCGGCCCTTGTTGTTCCGGCTGGCCCGTCGCGGCACGAAGGGCGCCCCCGGCGTGGCGCTCCCCTTGATGGCGTAGACCCGCCGACCGAACCGGGGCCGGCAGAAGGCGTACACGCTTTCGGTGTGGTGCCCGGAGTCGATGCAGGCGGCAAGAATCGGGAGGCTCGGCCCGCCTTCGTGCTGGAACGTCCCCATCAGGACCGCGTCAAGCGCAGCCCACGGGGCTTTTGTGGTCGGGTCGCCGTGCAGGATACCATGATGGATCAGCCACGCTTCTTCCCCGTGGCCCCACCCCATGACCGTGTACTCCAGTCGCGTGTCCTGGACATCGACGCCGCAGGTCAGGACCGCGACGCCGGCCGGCACCGGCGCCGGGTACGCTTCCGCCCGGCTTTCCAGCGCCCCCGGCTCCAACGACCCGCCTCGCTCCTCCCAGGTCTCCGCCAGGACCGTGTTCACGAAGACCTGCAGCCGACTCACGTCCCGCTGACACTCCAGCCACTCCCGGGCCAGGTCCGCCCACCGTGCCCACGGGGAATACAGCCCGTTGAGGTGAAACCCAGCGGTCCGGTGGCCCGGGTTCTCCGCCACCCAGGCCCCGCGCTCGAGCATCCAGACCTTGCGGTCCTCGCCAATCAGCCCCCCGCACGACTCGCAGACGTACGCCGCGGTCTCGGGCCGGCCGTCGTCCCACTTGAGGTTGCGCCAGACGAGCAGCTGCCGGTGGTCACACTCCGGGCAGGGGACGTAGTACCGCCGCTGGTCGGACTCCTGCCAGGCGGCTTCGATCCGCGACAGCCCCTTGAGACCCGGCGTGGAGCCGAGCACGATCTTCCGGTTCCAGAACGTCGCGGTCCGCTTGATGCCCAGCGTCACCGGGTCGCCCTCGGACCCGGCGCTGGCCGGGTAGCGATCCACTTCATCGAACAGCGCCACCCGGATCGGCCGGGAGGCGAGCCCGCTCGGACTGTTCGCCCCAACGATCGTCAGGTGGCCCCCGGGAAACTCCTTGTGGAGCAACGTGTCCCCGCTGTGCCGGCGGGACGACTCGCGCACCTTCCCCTTGAGTCGCGGCGACTCCCGCAGCATCGGCCGGAGCCGGTCGGTCGACCAGGCGCGGGCCATGTCCAGCGTCGGCTGCACGATCAGGATCGGCGCCGGGTCCTGGTCAGCATAGAACCCGACCACATTGCCCAGCATCTCCGTGTACCCGATCTGCGCCGGCTTCATGATCACGACCTGCTCAATCAGCGGGTCCGAGCAGGCGTCCATGATGCCCCGCTGGTAGGGCGCCCGGTCCGTCCGCCACCGGCCCGGCTCCGCCGACGCCACCCGCGACAAGATCCGGTAGCGGTCCGCCCATTCCGACACCGTCAGGATCGGCGGCGGCGCACAGATCCGGACCCGCAGCTCCTGGTCCAGACCGGACAGCCAGTCCCCGGAGAGCAGTGGCGCGGCCGTCATTCGGCGACCTGGAGCTCATGTAATAGTTCCCGCGCCGCTTCCTCCAGCCGAGCCACCGCCTCCGGCGTGGTCTTCAGCCCGACGCACCGTGGCCCCCACTTTGGCCCCAGGGCCAATGCCTGGGCTCGGATGCGTTCATACACCGCGCCCATTGCCGCCGCCGCCTCATCCCGAGTGCAGGTATTCCCCCGCTTGTCCTCTAGTTCAATTTCGGCCAGCTGGGCTTTGGCAGACGCCAGCCGTTCCTCCGCCTCATTCCGGTCCTTCGGCCGGGCCTCATCCTTCGCCTTCTCCCGTTCCCGCTTGATGTACCAGTGCCAGAGGTCCGGCCAGGGGAACCGCGCCGCCGCCCCGTCACCCGTCCGAGGGAGGCCCGCCACCACAAGACGGGCGAAAGTACGTTCCGGCATTTCGCCGAGCATTCGCCGCGCGTCCGCCCGAGTTAACCCGCGTGGAGCCATATGGTTGCCAATGCCGAAGATATATCAAGTTTCATGTATACGTCGTGAATGGGGTCTGCGGTCACC